GGCGTCGATGGAGCAGGACTGGCATCCGCACTCCATGTGCTTGTTGTAGGACTCCTTGAGCTTGGCCAGGATCTCCGAGGAGCCCCTCGGGGATTCGATGGAAGCGAGATGCTTGGCTACGAGCGGGCGAGCCTCTTCGATCGTCGGGTTCATGTCTACTCTCCTTGTTGTGTGTCTAAGTACAAGGTTTCCTCTACTGATCTTATACCAAGTGTGGAGTCTGAATGTCACTCATCCATCGTCTTGTAGGCTTGTTCTTCCTTGTTGAGGTTACGAGCGAGCTGCCGAAGTCCGCCCTTGGCTGCATCGGACCATGGATCTTGTCGAGCGGCAAGCTCTTCAATCATCTGTCCTGTTGATGCACAACCGAGCCTCGGCTCATAGAGCTCGTAGAGGAGATACTCAGCGAGCTCGTCACGTAGCAGCTCCTGCACTGTGAGTGGCATCTGCTGAACAGCTTTGGACTTGTTCAAGAAGGCGAGTGCCTCTTTTGTTACGATCCCTCTGCGTCTCTCCAACTCTTCATCTGAAACCATGATCCCCTCCTATGGATAGAAGTCTTCGATCTTGTCTGAACCGAAGCCCAGCTCCTTCCATTTCTCACAGACATCTCCACGCCACTGGCCTTTGCGCGCACAGTCCACGGCGACGTCGTAGAGCTTCTTGTGTTCTTCCTCAGTGATGTCGGACTCACTCAGAGCCTTCCACGCCCACTCCAGTATCGCACTCGGCGAGTTGCTGTCTCTCAGGAACGGCATCCCTTTCCTCCGCTTTTATACTGCTCCGCACACGATCGATGAATGTATTGATCAGTTCCTGTGTTCTGACGAGCCCCTCATACCACCCGATCATACGCTTGTTGAACTTGAAGAGAGCCCTGACGGCCTCCTCGATGTCGACCTCAGCCTGTCCCATACAGAGAGGGCACGAGACCATTCGACGAGGGCCGTCAGGGATCAATCTTTTTCCTTCGCATTCAGGACAGATCATTCTTCCTCTCTCGGCTTGAACCACCCGTACTGCTTGCAGTTCTCACAGCAGGATACGTGGACGTTCTCCTCGAGCTTGAACACGTAGACCGGCCGCTGGCGCCTGCAGACTGGACAGTTCATATCTACCATGCCCTGCTTGCTGATGTACATCTTCTTCCCGCCGAGCTCGGGAGGAGTGCGGATCCATGATGGTCCTCCGATGAGCAGAGCTCCGCCGCCCTCACCAAGCTGGTCGCTGACGTCCTTGACGAAGTCTGGGACCTTTCCTCCCTCTTCCATCCAACTGATCATTCTTCCTCCTCTATGGCCTTCTCCACAACCCTCGCCCAGTTGTTGTCTAGATCGTGGTCGCTCCAGTCCTTGCAGAGCCCTGACTCTCTAAGCCAGTTGCGGATCTGCATCCCCTCCCTAAAGTGGATCGGATGAGGAGCCCTCCACGAGTAGCCACACCTAGCGAACGGAGGCATCTTCGGTGGGTCCTCTCCCTTGACGAAGGCCTTCACATCGACCAGTCTGATCGTAGCGTCGACCTTGCCTTTGTGCTTCTTGACCGTGCGGAAGAAGAGCAGCATCTCGTCCGACATGTTCTCCCGCACGAAGGCCACCATCTCCTTTGTGATCGTCCGCTTGGTGCCTGGAATCTTGTCGAAGCACTTCGGCTCTCCGTCGTACTTCCCACCTTCCCAGCCCATCAGCAGTCCTCGAAGTCTGGGTCGTCGACGGGCCAGCTACCCTGCACTTGGCCACACTCCAGGCACACGCTGGCCTCGACGTAGTCTCCTCCACCGAGGTTCAGATCCCTCGGAAAGTACCCATCGAATTCCTTGTCCTTGAAGCTACCGCCATTGAGATCGGATGACTTCGAGGTGAAGCTGAAGATGCGATCACTGCTGCACCGCTGGCACTTGGACATTCTATTTCTCCTCTCCAACAGCACGCATAGCATGCCGGATGTTCACGTCGTATTCCTTGACGAGCCTGTTATGTTCTTTGGCGACCCTCTTTGCTTCTTCCTCAACCTGCGCCGGGTCGAACTCGAACTCGTCTTCCTGCCATTTATCCGCCCATCCCTGAGCTTCCAGGGCTGCTCGAATGTCTTTGAGTCTAGTGTTCTTGTTGATCTGGATGTCAAACGATCTTGGAATTGGGCGCTTGAGCCGTGGGTTCTGCCATATGTGAGGACGGGTGAAGAGCCGCATCACCTTGCCAACATCACCCTCGAGGAACTCCACATCATCGAAGCGAGTGGAGAAGTAGTCTCCACCGTAGCGCTCCCATGTGCACTTCTTCGCCCAGTTGTACGTCTTGTACTCGAGGCCCTCTAGTAGGTGCTCCTTGCGAATACCGATCAGAACGTCAAGCCGTTCGTTCCTCATGGTACAGAGACGATCAGGATCTCCGATCATCTGGATCACCCAGGGGTCTTTGGGGTTGTAGTCGCTCCCCGATCCGCTGTGGTATCGAGAGATGCCCCACGGGTGGAACGGGTTGGTTCCGCACATGACGATCGAGCCCTTGGGCGGGAGCGTGAGTTCTCCGCCAGAGCTGAGGCTGACCCACTGCGGCTCCGGCCTACCACGGTAGTCGACGCGGACCCTCTGGACTCCGATCACGCCCGTATCCACCTCAGCGAAGTGCCGATGGACGTCGAACTTCCCGAAGCTCAGGAAGTAGTTGATGTGCTTGAGGATGCGTTCCTTGTCTGTCTCCTTGCGTCTACGCTTGCGCTTTGCCACTTCTCCTCCTAGATGTCGCTGTAGGGTCTCGTCCACTTGTACTGCTGGTTCATCGCTCGAACCGTCTCTTCATCTTCACGAGACCCAACAGCGACCACTGTCCAATACTCCCATGGATCGCTCTTCCGCTTCTTCAGCTTGACCTGCTGGCCTACCCTGGCGATCCTCTCAGGTATCCAGCTCGTGGTCATCGTGCTGCCTCTCTCGAGGTTGCACTGTCTGTAGAACTTGGCCATCAGAACTTCCTTCCTCTGGGCGACCCCCACGCCCAGCCCTTCCAACCTGTGGAGCGGAGCTGCTCGAGACGATGATCCCAAGCGGCGTCTCCGAATCCAGGCCAGATGTCCAAGATGAACCTGGTGCCCTTCTCGAACCTGTGCGGCCAGTCGCTCTCCTTGTTGAAGAAGTCATCGCAGATCACATCCACGACCTTGTCCTCCTCCTCACAGAGCTTGTCACCGAACCAGTCGAGCAGGTTCTGATCCTTCTCGATCACGACCACGCTCTTCACGGTCTTCTTCTTGACGATCTGCTTGAGGAGCCAACCCATACCGAGGCCCACAAGAACAACGTCCTTTGTGGCAGCTCTGACCCCTGAGTTCTGACTGGAGAGCTCCGACGGCGTGAGGCTCATCCACACATGCCACTTCTTCCAGTCTGATCCTCCCTTGTATTCGAGCGTTGGGACGATCACATCATCAGTGAAGAATAGGCGGCCGTCGTCCATGAACATGCTCTCGGACACTACGAGCTGCAGACCGGCTCCCTTTGGGAAGACCTTCTTGCAGTACCGTAGTGTTCCACTTGGATCGATGATCCCATCTGGCTCATTGAGGTTGGTGGTTGGTTCTACGTCTGGGAAGATCGACTCGAGTGGATTCTCTGGGTTGAAAGTCTCGGCGATGATGCCCATGTCCATCATTCGCTTTGGGATCTTGAATTGATCGTATGGGATGGCGTTCCTCATGGCCCTCTCTGCGCGAGCCTTCATCTGTCTCTCTATTCGGGCTGGATCTGAGAACAATGGGAGCATCATCATGACTCATCCCCCTCGCCTAAATTGACGTTGATGCCCATCGGCATCTGCTTGAATACTCCAATATCCTTTATCGGATGTCCGTCGAGCAAGATCAACTCCATGACCTTCCTCTTGGCTTGCTCTAGATCCGGTTCTCTGTATTCGTAGTCACCAGCCTTGATTAGGAATGGTTGTGGATGCTCTGTCTTGACCTCACTCACGACACTCTCCTCCTTTTCTGGATCCGTGATCATATGATCCTTTATCTTCTCGAGGGCCTTGTAGTTCAAGCTGCCTACAGTCGGTCCCTCTGGCTTCTTCTCCATCCACCTACTACTCCTGATCGCAGAATCTCGACATGCTTCGTCTATGACGCCAATGACGATCATCTGTCCTGGAAAGTCCTGCTTGAACGCGGGTCTCAGGATTGCATAGAACTTGCGAGTAGCTCCCTCAAAGCTCTCATCAACTTTGATCACAGTGTTCTTCATGATCCCGTATGCGCGGTCGTCTTCCCACCACTCTTCGATGTCCTCTGGGCTAGCTCTCGTGACGCATTCATCCAGAAGCCTCTTGATATGAGGATCAGGCATATGATCTAAACTACTCTTGGTGTACTCCCTGATTTTGGCCACTGCTGCGTCAGATATGGCATACCTAGTGGGCTTATTCATGGGAGCCATTCCTGCCAAACTCATCTCGCACCTCCTCACTGATCTTATAGCTAAGAACGAAAGCGGGGCGCAACTCCTCGACCGTGGCCGAGAGAACTGCGCCCCGCTCCAGGAGGACTGATGCTACAGGGAGTCGAGCAGAGCCCGGAGATCCTCGAGGGACTTGCCCTTCAGAGCCTCGGTCTCCTTCTCGACGATCAAGGCCATGATCTGTGCCTTCTTCTCCTTGGCCACCTTGGCGGCCTCGGCGGCGTCGCTCTCAGCGAGGCGGACAGCGATCACGTCCTTGACGATCTCGAACTTCATCGTCAGCTCTGCGTTCGGCCGGAGACGACGGCGGACGAAGTCCTCATCGTCGTCGTTCTTCAGCTCTCTGTTGAGCGTCTTCGCCAGATCGTTGAGATTGGCGTTCTTGCCCGTCTTGCTCGTGAGCGGGAGATCCCACACGTCCTCGAGCGTGATGTTGCCCTTGGGCGTGGGGAAGCGGAGCTTCAGTCGGGTTGCTTCTTTGTACAGATCCATCTCTTCTCCTTGTCTAGAAGACGACCTTGACGGTCCGTGTGAACGCGCCCGCCACTTTGGCGAACACGTGGTTGCGCTGCGTGGACGAGAAACCGAGGCCTGAGAGCTGTGGACCCTCCTCCTCGGTCCTCATCTTGGAGCCGAGGATCTCAAACACCTTACGATGTTCCCTCAGATCATCCGAGAGATACTCGTTGAAGAAGCCCCTCGAGCTCCCTTCTCGCTTACAGTCCTGGAGCATGAAGAAATAGTGCTTGTTGCCAGTAGGCCTGCCGTTCCAGTAGTTCGGGCTCAGCATAACCATCTGGACGGGGTGGAACTTCTGGGTGCTGATGCCCCAGAGCTCCCTCGAGACGTCTTGGCGCGGAAGCGACTCGATGATCTTGATCCCACCCTTCTTGGTGTACTCGAACTTGGCCACCGTGATGTTGTTGCCCTGCCTGACCTCCTGGTCGTAGGCGAACTTCATCAGCTCGCCATCGAACTCGAGCTCCACCTCGAAGCCCACATCGACGTGCTCACGGCGTCGGTACTGATTGACGAAGAGGTGATACCCACCCTCGAGCATCTGACCCCTCGTCTTGTAGGTGATGTTCTCGACGGCGTTCCTGGACGCCAGTGGGCCATCGGTGCCGACGTTCATGTCGACGTCCAGCTGGCCCCTCGTCTGCCTGGAGATCTTGTTGCTGAAGAAGATGTGCTCCCCTGTGGCGAAGCCACCACGGATCCCCGGCTCCTGCAGGTGGAGGTCCAGGTCGTCACTGTTGAACCAGCCGAGGCTGGCCCTGAAGTCGCCTGTGACGTCTCCGCCCATGGCCTTGACGCGCTCCCGGATGGAGTCTGCCAGGTCGCCCTGGTAGGCCCAGGAGAAGTTGTTCCCCCACTTGAAGAGCAGCTTGGCCTCTGGGTCCGCCGGCGCCACCAGGTTCACCAGGTTGCCGGCATGCCGATTCTCGAACAGGAGCTCGATGGAGGTCGCCTTCGGGAGGATGTTCTCCACGAAGGTCTCGATGTCGACCTCTTCGACCTTCTCGAGGCTCTTCGTGGTGTCCCTGACCTCTGAGAGCATCTCGTCGAAGACGTCAGCGTTCATGGCTTGTCGAGCGTCCCTGTTGGCGAACAGGACGTCGTTGATGGCGATGTCCTCGGCGATGGCGAACCGCCGGCCGAGGGCTGAGGCGTAGCCGAGCTCCTCAACGGACTTGCGAGCTCGCTGCACCATAGCCTTCGTGACGAGCGCCTTCGGCCTCTTGTAGTTGGCCGGGGCGACCTTCGCCTCGAACATGCGGACAGCCTCGTCGAGGCTCTTGCCCTCAGAGAGGTCGACCAGCAGAGTGCCGATGGCGCTACTGCGGACGCGCGTGATGGCTGGACCGATGTCCTGGCGCCACGTGAAGATCTCTCGCTTCCTTGGAGCTCCACGGGTGCCCTTGATCTTGTCGTACTCCTTCTTGAGCTTGAGAAACGCCTTGACCGTGTGGAGATGCTCCTCGCCTCGATACAACGAGCCCTGGTCAATGAGCTCGATGACAGTCTCCATCGAGTCGAGGGTGATCTCCTCCAGTGCTCGAGCAAAGACGTCTCTGGTGGATTGTCTGTCTGCGTAGACAGAACCACGATCTCGGTAGTTGACGTAAGAATCAGGGAGCTCGATGTGGAAGTGCTCCCACGTGAGGACCTTCCCCTCCACCTCCTGGTGGTTCTCGCTGACCCCGACGTTCTTCTGCTCGTACAGAAGGATGTTCTTGATCGGCGCGCTCTTCACCAGCTTGCTGAGTTCAGCAGCCACCTCATCGTAGGGGTAGTCGACGTCGCAATCCCACAGCGAGACGAGCTCGCCATCGATCACTGCGACCACATTCCCCACTGCCCGGATGAACGACTTGCACGACTGACAATCGTGCTCTCTTCTCTCCTTGTAGATCTTGTTGGTGCCTGGAGGGAAGCTCTCCAGGTACGTCATCCACATGAGCTCCTTCTCCACCTCGGTGCGGAAGAGCGGATAGCTCTTCATCTTCTCCCACTGGCGGTTTACCGCCTCCTTGAAGTCCTTGAACATTGATCTAGTCCTCCTGGCTAAGTTGTCCGGGTCCTCTGTTGTTCTTATGACTGATCGAGAGCGGTCTTCTCACCGGCCTCTTACTGGGTATCTCAGGACCATCTCCACGATCTCTTCCACAACTTCGTCCTCAACAAGGTGTCCGCTGTCCAAGAGAAGCGTGGAGATGCTCTCGATATAGTTCTCTAAGAGGACTGGCTCTCTTCGGAGCTTCTCGGCAATCACGCCTTGAGCCTTTCTGAACTCTCCGTACTCTATATGATCGATCCTACGCTGGAAGCGGTAGGCTGGGATGTTACGCCTGTATCGAACTCTGGCTACTGTTGTGGGGTTGCAGCCCACTCTCCTCGCTATCTCCATGTCTGGGAGCTCCCCCAGCGGCTGGTTATCCCAGTCGATTCCCTTGTGCCCCACTACTCCACCTTGCTGAACAGATCGTCGAATGGGCTCTTCGGCTCCTTCTCGAAGATGTTGTCGAACTCACGAGGTGGAACAGCCCACTCACCTGGAATGAGCTCGAGCACGCCGTAGTGAGCTGCCTTGAGCACGTGGCTCAACCAGTCCTCGTCCTCGATGGCCTGGATATCCTTGACGCTGTTCTCCTCTATGATGCGAGTGATCGGCATCTGGTAGGCCAGGAGCTCTTGCTCAGTCTTCTCGAAGTTCTCACGACTGATCGTGAAGAACGGGATAGCGTGTTGCTCTTCCCTGACAGATGGCGGGAGTGCCCAGTCAGGAATCTTCACGGGGCCGCCAATGAGAAGCTCCATGTCAGGTTCGCTCTCAGGCTCTCCAAGCCAGTTGAGGATCTCGTCGAAGGACTGCTTGTCCATCAAGATCTTGTCGGCCTGGAGCTTCTGGTTCATCATCGTGTCCAGGAGATCGGATAGGGCCTCTTTGCGTATTGGCTCCTCAGCCTCGGCGGCTTTCTTTGGCTTGACCTCGAGACCTTGCTGAACAACCATCAACTGCCAGCTACCATTCAGCCAGAAGTAAGCTCTATCCTCCTCAAGCACAAACCTCGCCTCGAGAGATGAGGGCCGTAGCGGGAGATCGGACTTCTTCTGTACTGGCTCCTTCCAGAGGAACTTGCTTGCGCGATGGAAGAAGGTTGGCTTCTCCGATCCCATCGTGTACATCTTTTGCTGCTCTCGATATACAGACTGTTGGGCTGCGATCTTATCACTCGGCTTCATCGAGTGGTAGTTCTTTGGGAGAGACATCACTTCTTGCCTTTCCAGTAGACTTCAGCCAATTTGATCTTAGCCCTGATCTCATCCATCTCCAAGGTCATTCTCTCACTGGCTTTCTCGGCATCTCTGATCGCATTCTCAAGGCGAGTCTGCTGCTCCTTGCAAGAGCTCAGACTCCTACGGTCTGAATGAAGACGCTCTACTAGATGTCGGCGCTCACCATCCAGCACATTCAGCTTGTTCTGAAGCTCCTGCTTGGCGAGGAAGATACCACGCACCTCAATGCTACGTATCAGGTCCTCGTCGGTCTTCTTTTTCCTCTTCGTCACCCGATTCCTCCTTCACGATCTCCTTATCGAGGCGGCGCCGAGCACGCCTGCCCTCCTTGGCCGCGTGCCCATGCGCCTTCCTCTGATCATTGTTCGGGCCAAAGGCGTGTCCATGCCTATGGCGCTCCTTCTTCGCTGCTTTGTCTCTTTGGCTCATCCGAATACCGCTCTCCAGGCCCACCAGCAGGCGAAGCAGAATGCCAGCG